CTAAAGGGTAACTGCCTGAAGTATCTGTGGCGCTATGACTACAAAGGTAAGCAGGTAGAAGACCTACAGAAAGCTGGTTGGTACTTACAGAAGCTAACAGCAATGGTTACAGAGGAGAATGGCTGATGGACAGGAAGCCAGTGTTTGAGTTTATACACTATCCAGAGTTCGGAGAAGCAGAGAGAATATGTCCAGCAGTTAAGATAGTCTATACTATATATAGTGATGGGCAAACAATAGATGATATGAGAGAGCAGTTTGATTACTTTCTAAAAGCCTGCTCCTACCACATACCACTAGATGAATAAGCTTTGGAAAATATGGAAACATGCGCTAGGTTCTTTTGACGAGGAAGACGGGTATGACGCAGAGAACGAAAACTATATCTCATACATTAGAACTTTTATTGTGCTGTCTAACCTAGCTTGTGCTTATGTTATAATGTTTAATATAATTAAGGGTTGGTGACATGAAAAAGTGGTGGCGAATATGGGCCAAAAGTTTAGGTGAAAAAGTTGGCGAAACAGATAAGCAAGCCAATACTGTTGCTTGTGTTAGGACTGTTTGGTGGCTTACTCATATGGTTACATGTGGATTTATTATTGCAGGCAATGTAAAAACATTAGGTCTTTTGTAATGGACAGGAAAGAAGAAAGGCGAGATAGGTTTGACCGCAAAAAGAAGTTTAAAAAATTAACAAGGTCTTCTACAGCTAAGACTGAACGCAAAAAAACTAAAAGGAAAAACAATGACAGTACAATTTATGGACATGCTCTGGAGCATTAACTTTAGAATGGGAGTTGGATTAGATGTCGAGGCATCCAGCAGCAGGCCGGTGTGGATTACTGGCTTTGATAATAAAATCGAAGCGGGAGAGTTTGACGGTTTAATTTTTTCTATTCCTTTCTTTGTTTTTACTATTGGAAACGTGTGGAAAATAGGAGATGCTTGATATTATTACAGCATTAGGACTTTTTATATTACTGGCAACAACCAGCGTAGTTATTTTCGCAACCCTATACAACATTTATACAGAGGATAAAGATTAATGGACAAGTACCAACAGTTTATACACAAAAGTCGATATGCACGATGGCTTAGCAACGAAGGGCGAAGAGAGACATGGGAAGAAACAGTACAGCGTTATGTAGACTTTTGGATTAATCGAAAGCAAATAGATAAGAAAACAGCAGAGCGATTGTATGATGGTATTGTAACACAAAAAGTTATGCCGTCTATGCGCTGCATGATGACAGCGGGTGAAGCTTTAGATAAAGATAACGTGGCTGGATTTAATTGTAGTTACTTAGCTATTGATTCTCCACGAAGCTTTGATGAACTGATGTACGTTTTGATGTGCGGTACTGGTGTAGGCTTTAGTGTTGAGCGAGCATTCATCAACAAGCTCCCAGTAATTGCTGAAACTTTCCACCCAACTGACACAACGATTGTTGTTGGAGACAGTAAGATTGGATGGGCTTCTGCGTTTCGTGAGTTGATTGCAATGTTATATGCCGGTAAGATTCCTAAATGGGATATGAGCAAAGTGCGTCCTTCTGGTGCAAGGCTTAAAACTTTTGGTGGTCGTGCTTCAGGCTCTGCGCCTCTTGACGATTTATTTCGTTTCTGTGTAGAAGTCTTCCAGAAAGCACGGGGACGCAAGATGACATCTATCGAGTGCCACGATGTTGTATGTAAGATTGCTGACATTGTAGTTGTAGGTGGCGTAAGACGTTCAGCCCTTATTAGTCTATCAAATCTTTCTGACAATCGCATGGCTAAAGCTAAGACTGGCGCATGGTGGGAAGTAGACGGACATCGTAGACTGGCCAACAACAGCGTAGCATATACTGAGAAGCCTGATTTTGAGGCATTCATCAATGAGATGAAGACACTCTATGAAAGCAGAGCAGGTGAGCGAGGATTGTTTAGCCGTGTAGCTGCACAAAATATTGCAGCTCGCAATGGACGTAGAGATTCTGAGCAAGACTTTGGCACTAACCCGTGCTCTGAGATTATCCTACGCTCTAATCAGTTCTGTAATCTATCTGAGGTTGTTGTTCGTGAAGACGACACAGCAGAAACACTTAAAGAAAAAGTAGAACTAGCTGCTATCATTGGCACACTACAGGCAACGCTTACAGACTTTAGATACTTGCGAAACATTTGGCAAAAGAATACAGCGGAAGAAGCACTGCTTGGTTTAAGCATGACAGGAATTATGGACAATGAGTTACTATCGGGTAAAGGAGATGCAGAAGAACTTGCATCAACACTGGAAGGTCTTCGTGACCATGCTATCAAGGTCAACGAGAAATGGGCTAAGAAGCTTGGCATTGAACAGTCTGCTGCTATTACGTGTGTTAAGCCTAGCGGCACTGTATCTCAACTTGTCGATAGTGCTAGTGGTATCCATCCTCGCTTCTCTAAGCATTACATTCGCAGAGTACGCTCTGACAAAAAAGACCCACTTGCAGTCTTTATGGAAGCAGCAGGATTCCCAGTAGAACAAGATGTAATGTCGGAGTCTTCAGTGGTCTATAGCTTTCCGGTCAAGGCTCCAACATCCAGCGTGGTTGTAAAAGAAGTAGGGGCTATGCAGCAGTTAGCACTTTGGAAGGCTTATCAAAATCACTGGTGCGAGCATAAGCCAAGTATCACTGTGTACTACACTGACGATGAGTACCTTCAGGTAGCTCAGTGGATATGGGAAAACTTTGATATATGTTCTGGTATTAGTCTGTTGCCAGTTAGTGACCATGTATATCAGCAAGCTCCGTATGAGGATATTAATGCAGAGAAGTATGAAGAGTTAGTAGCTTCTATGCCTAAAGATGTTAATTGGAACGACTTAATTTACTTTGAACAGGAAGATAACACCACAGGCTCACAGGAATTAGCGTGTGTCGGTGGAGCTTGTGAGATAGTATAAGGAGATATACATGAAAGCAAAGGAAGCTAATATACTATCGTTTAAAATAATCGTCAATCATTCGGGGGCCATCCTAACTGAGATGGGTGGTCTCCCCGAAGACCGACTGCATGAAGTGTTTAAGGGTGATGAGCTAATGCTCGTGCGTAAGATTATTCGTGACGCTAAACCTAAACTGGAGAAGATGCACGACTACCTTGAGCGTGAGCTAACAGCCTTCTCTACCACTTAGATTTATCGGCCCAATATGCCGCAGACATTTTGCCCTTGGCAATGTTCTTAGCATGTCGGGCTTTAAAACTTGCACGTTTCTTCTTCATCTTTTCTGACTCTCCGGCCTTGGGCTTACCTGCTGTACTGGCTCCCTGCTCTCCGTACCGAATTGTTTTGATTTTGTCGCCTTCTTTTGCCACAACAATATGGCTTTTCTTCGGGTGATTCGGTGTACGTTTCGGTTTATTATAGCCGCTTACTCCTGCTCTAGCTAGTCGAGGGTCTTTTTTCTTACTCATTTCCTATAGCTCCGTGTTTTCTTTGCAATCTTTTTGGGTTGAGCACTATGCTGCTTACCTTTCTTAGTGTCGGCTCGCTTCTTTTTTGTGGTTGCCGCATACTCTTTAGAGCTTAAAGCCTGCCTAGCTTTCTTAGGCAGATAGCGCTCCCCAGTTGCCTTCTTTCCTTGGGTACTGGGCTTACCTGACTTAGTACCCCACTCTTCTTTAGTCCATTTCTTTAAAGACTTCTGTGATTTTTTAAGTGCCATTACTTATGTACCTTCTGCACGGGGAAGTTAGCTTCCAGACTTGCTCCTTTATGCTTAACAAACTTGCCGGTATGCTTCATTAACTTAAACGTACCGTTCTTTTGTTTCATCCAATGATGTCCTGCTGGTGCTTTTACTTTCATTTGTAACCTCCCCCTTTAGCTTTATATTCCTTCGCAAGCATCTGAGCCTTGCGAGCTGACCATTGACCCGCCTTACCACCTTTAGTACCCGCTTTTATTTTGTTAAACAGATTCTTTCGCATGGTCGGTTTGGTATAGTTACCTGCCTTATTAACTGTTGATTTCTTTTTAGCTGCCATGTTACTTCTCCCTTTGAACGCCTTTAGTCTTTTCTACGGTACGCATTGCGCCTAGCCCTAACATGCCCATCAATACAGGCATCATTTCAGATAGCGCAATTAAGGGAATAATGATGTCAGAACCGGATAAAGCCAACGAAAAGTTTGCGAACGGGATAAGAATGAAGTTACCCGCCATGCCAGCCACGCATACCCAACCCACAGCAGGTCGCCATCCAGCGACAAACATGTTCTTATGTGCCGCCTCAACCTTATTAACTTCAAGCTGGCCTTTCGCAAGCTCCTGTGCGTGTCTTTCCGCCATTGTACTAAGTTCAAATGCGATGGCATTCTTCTTGTCTTTGTCCTCTATAAATTTATCTAACAGTCCGGTAACCGGCCCAATCAATGATTGCAACATAAGTCTATCTCCTTAATAACACCACATCACAGGAGCTTTGTCAGCTCCACAAATCCTGCTATCCACATGGATGAAAGTACTAGCGACTCCAATACCATTAAATCCCAGCTTGATAGCTTCTTGTACAATTGTGTATCTTTCATTTCCGTTACGTGCTCTAATGTCTGCTGCAATACCTTGGGCATGTTTTCCTGCTTTCTCCTTACGTTTTTCAATGGAGTGATTAGGACTCCTGTAACCACTCGTTATAATAAACGGAAAGCCACACGCCTCCCGCAGTTCGTCAAGCTTGTGTATAAAGTCCCTTGACATCTCGTTTTCGCCAGTTTCTTGGCAGTTAAAGTCTTCTAGTTTAAAGTATTTGAATTCTGTGCTCATAGTGCTGCCACCAAATTATCCATATCTCTTGAATCTAAAACTCCTAGATTAATTATCACATGACTCCCTTCACCTTCAGGACTGCCGAACTCTCTTCCTATGTTTCTAGCTTGGCCGTAAAAACTTAACCCTGCGTTTTTAGCTCCACTCAAGAATCTTAAAAGTTTAAATGTTCCGTCTGAGTCGTTAAAGTTATAGCGGTCTGAAACTATAGTTTCGCCCTTATCGTTTTTAAACAGCTTAGCTTGACCTAAAGTGGTCTTCATAGAATATGCAGGACTGTTTAACTTTTTAAAGAAGTCCACTACTCCACCGCCTCCTCCTACATCAGCGTATTGAGACTGACCGGCTGATTGTGTTTTGTAATCTGCGTACTCTATTCCAGAACTTCCACTTTCTTCTTTTTCTAAAGCTATTTTAATTAAAGACTGTAACTCGGAATCCATCAAATCATTTTCAGTTAGTGTTTCTTCCCCACCAGAAATATCATAGATTAACTGTCGTATCATAGTAGGAACAATTCTAGAAGCCTTACGCTTTTTACTCACTTCTGACAAGTCAGGAGCATTGGTTTTATTAGCATCGCGTAATTGCTCCATAGTCATGTCACCCATAATAGATGTAGGCTCAGGTGTTTCTGTAGTTCCCTCAGTATTTTCTGCTGTGCGACCCTTAGAACTAAACTCTACGTCACTTAGCTTTGAGAAAAACTCTTTAGTTCCTTCAAGGTCTGGAGAAATGTTAGTCCCCATAGTGTTTTCTGCTGTACGTCCTTTAGAACTAAAATCAAGGTCTGGTAGCTCAGTGTCTGACAGGTCAGGTGCATCAGGCGTGTTAGCTTCGCGTACCTGCTCCATAGTCATATCACCCATAATGGATGTAGGCTTAGGCTCTGCCGTGGTTCCTGCTGTATTCTCTGCTGTACGACCTCTAGAACTAAAGTCAGAACCTACTAGCTTT